GTATTTATATAATATCTTTTACCTTGACGATTACGTAATTTTTTTATATCAGTAAATCTTTTCATTATAATGCTAATCCTCTTTCTTCTATTGGTGTTATATCATTAGAAAGTGAGGGGTTATTTATAGAGGGAGTAGGTAATGGGTTTAAAGCAGGAGGTGGGGCAGGAGGTTCTGGAACTGATATTATATCTATATCAGCTACTTCCGCATCTACTGCTACCCCATTGGTATCAAATTCATCTTGGTTTTCATCGTCGCCTTGTCGAGCGTATTTTCTATTATTATTAACTCCAATTTCAGGTAGTATAAATGGTGTAGTTGGGCTATTTGAGGGAGCAAAATTGTGTACTGGTTGAAATTCACAACTTACATCTAAAATGTGGGGATATTCGTTTAAATCTCTATCAACCCCCTCAGAATCATGTCTAATTTCCCAAGGATAAGCTGTAGACCAACTTAAACTAACACTTGTAAAGAAACCAGGTATTTCATTCATCCAGTCACCTATAGTTAAACGGGAAAATACTCCTCTCATTCTTCTATTTTTATATTCAGGAGCTGTTTGGGCTACTAAATAATTTAATTTTCTCCAAAGGGGCTTTTGTTCATGCCTAGTTTGGGTATGAATTTTAAAACCAAAACTAATTTTTCTATCAAACCCAGCATAAGTATAAAAATTTTCAGCTCTGCCATTATATTTGTGAGAATTCCATTCACCAGAATAATTATCATTTATACTATCTAACAGTGCTCTAAATAAAATAATATTATCATTTAATGGATTATCAGTATCTACAACAGCAATTCTAAATTTAATATAATCTTTAAAATTACCACTAAAATCTTCTAAATCTTTACGTTGAAATATACTAGCCGCTGATATTTTATCTATTGTTCTAACATCATATACGTCTACATCATCATCCGAAAGATCAACACCTGGGTCTCCTAATTTATATAAATTGATTCTTGTTTTTGAATCTTCAATAGGAAATTGCCCTGAAATAGGTGCTACAGATCTATAGTCTTTATGTTTACTACTAGGAGTTAGGGGAGCCTGTCTTAATTGAAATAAATCTTGGTTAAATAAAGGAAGATATCCCCCGTTTTCACCAATATCATTAAATGGGTTACTTTTATATTGTTTTATAGTAGTATCACCTATACCAAAAGTTGAATGAGGACCTCCTGCATATTCTTTAATAATTCCTAAATCTCCATCAACAATAATTTTATTATAGGCCCCAAATAAAGAATTATCAGAAACTTCATTAATTCCTGATCTTATAGCTGCAAGGAAGTTAGATTCATATTTTGGGCCTCCTCCTTCAGGGTCATAATTGTATCCTGATTCGGTTTTAATATCAGCTAACCCATCTCTTCTAAATCTAATTCCGGCAGCACCCGTTGCTGCTGTAGCTAATAATGAAGTACCAGGAACTGGAAGACTATTAAATAATCTATTAGTAGGTGATATTATGGTTTGGGGATTAGTTCTAGCTAATGCAAATTGTGCTGCTATAAAAGATATTCCATTAGCACTAAGTAATACTTTACCTAGTCTTTCAAAATCTGTAGCTGCTCTTTTAACTAATGTTACTGCTCCACCCCTTACAAAATTATCAGTAACCTCTCCTACTAAATCTAATTTACCGTTAGTTGATTCTTCTACACCTGGTAAATCTTTTATTATATAAGGTGGTTGGGTATCAAATTGGAATTTTCCAGCACCCTCCCCATACCCTAATGATCTTTGATCAAAGTTCGACCCATCAGGATTTACTCCTGTGTCTTCGGCGATTAATAAAAGGTTTTTTAGTGATATCGCCATAGAACATTTTAGTCAGGAAGATTATCTTCATACTTGTCGGGAGTAATACCATCTAAATCTTGAGTAGAGGGGTTTATAGCTGCAGATACTCCTCCATAAGCATATTGATAAGCAGGACCCACTAATGATCTTCCTGCTTGGTCTTCTAAAGGACCACCGTGAAGTTGTGAATTATTAGGGGTACCAAAAGGGTATCCTCCTCTGGTTACATCTGGTCCAACTATAGGAAAGTTAGGACCTGTTTGGCCTTCCATATTATTTACGGGACCATCACCTTGTACTAAGTCGTGGATTGATTTTAAGTCTTTAATTGCCATGATTGTGTTGTTTTGTTATAAATATTAAGCAAATGTAGGACTCGCTTGAAGATCTTGGGTTCCTCCTAATCCTTTTCTACCTCTACCACTAGATGCAGCAAATGCGTCCCAATTATTTTGTATTATTACGGGTTGAGCGGATCCTCCTCCGCCACCAAATCCCATTTGTTTAGCTTTGTTTAATGGAACTACTGCCTCTGGCTGACCAGCTTCACCAATAGTAGCTAATGTACCACCAGGTCTTGGTTTTACAATACCACCTTGTGCCATTTTTACAGCACTTTTACTTTTAGACACAGCTGTCATTATACCTGCTACTGCACCTATAGCTAGTGGAATACCTAAACCAAAAGGAATAAGCGCTAAACTAGTATAAATACTAGTTATAGCACCTATTAAACTCTTAACAGCAAATACAGCGGCTACCGCTCCTAAAGCTGAAAATATACCTACTAAACCTCCTAATACTAACCTACTTTCAGTAAGATATTGAACCATTTCACCAAACTTATCTACTATAGGTAATGCTATAGCAGCAACATCACCTAATAAGCTTTGGAATTTTTCTTGTGCTAAATTTAATTTTTCTTGAGCAGAAATTTGTTCTAACCTGTCTGCTAACTCACCTTTACCAACTGCTCTAAGCTGTTCGGCATTCATACCCATAGTTTCTTGCTTAAAAAGCATATCTGATAACTGATCAGTTTGCATACCCATTGATTTAGCTAATGCATCCTGCTGTAAGGTATTCATTTTAGTAAAATCAGTAAATGTGCCCATGTTTTTAGCTAATTCATCAGCTAATGTTGCTTGGTCACCTGTTAGGGCAGCTGCCCTTGCTCTTTCAAGGTTAAGTTGTTTACCTGTTAATAATTCTGCTTCTAATTCAGATTCAATGCTTGTTTCAAACTGTAATAAAGCTTTACTTGCACCTACTATATCATTAATTTCGGCTCCTAATAATTTAGCTTTTGTAACTGCTTCAGCTATTAATTCAGGATTACCACCTAATTGGGCTCTTAATTGTCCTGTAACTTTACCTGTGGCTTCAAGGACACCTTGCATATTTAATGCAATTCCTGCCCCACGTTGTAATTCATGTGAAGTTGCTAAGACATTTTCTTCAACTTCTCTAAAGTTAGCACCATTTCTTTCGGCAGCAAATGCTAAATTACCTGCGGATTCAGCAGATATACCAACTAGTTCAGTTAATTTAGAAAAAGTACCAACAGTAGACATGCTAAATTGTTGGGCAGTGCCTAGTTGGTCGTTAAGAGCACTAAAAGCAGTTAATAATTTACTAGTAGTAATAGCTAGTTCTCTCGAATTAAAGGCTACAGCAGCAAATTCTTGTCTTAAACCATTTGCTTCAGATTTGGTTGTGTTTACATCCTTAGCTAGTTTTGCAGCCTCCTCGTCTGCTTTCATTAGACCTGTAAACATAGCATCTAATGTAGCAGTTCCTATTTCTAGGGCTTTAGCCATAATGGCTGATTGCTTTGCTGCACCTTCAAATCCTGCTTGTAGCTTTTTTGTTTCTTTGGAAGCTTGTCTGGCTTTGTTAGCCATTTGTTCAAGTCTACCTTTTTCTCTACCTGAAGCTTTAGCGGCTTCTTGTGCTAATTTTTTAGCTTCACTATCAAGTTTATTAGCAAGTTTTTTAGCTTTATTAGCATGTTTTTTAGCGTCGGTCGCAGTTTTTTGAAAGTCAGCAGCGTTTTTATGGTCTAAAGCACTCTTTTCAGAAAGATTAGACATACTTCTAGATAAATCTACCCCAATTTGCAGGGCATCATTAAAGCTTTCCATTTCTTCAGCTGACTTGCCTACTCTTTCGGCTAGTTTATTAACTAATTCGTTAATTTCTTCAAAAGCACCTTTCGCCTGATCTGTTGTATTTCCTAAATCTGCCATTTATATTAAGGGTATGGTTATAAATATTAAGAGGGAATCCCTTTATTAAACCTTGGTGCTTTAGCAGTTTGTTTTGATTGTTGGTTTACTTTAGCCATTTGTTTATTATGTTCTTCATTCTGTTTAGTATGAACCTCGTTAATTTTTCTAATGTGGTATCTTCTGATGTGAATAGGCATATTATATACTTCAGAATATAGAAATCCCCCCTTCCCGTAATATACTAGGTCGTGAATTTCATTATAAACGTCGAATTTATAGCTCGGTGTCAGGCCAAAAAAACGTGATCCCAATTGGGATCCGAACGCCTTTCACGTCTCCAGCGGCATTTTCCAAATCAAAAGTCAAGTCAACATCAGGCTGTATTTCTTTGATGTATTCCCTTAGTGCTCTTGAGTCTCTAGCTAATAATTGATTATCAACAAATTGACGTACTGTTTTGCGCTCATAATCGCCTTCAACAGATAATATCATGTGTTTTAAACGAGTTGAATATTCGGCTGAGGATTTTTTATCGATTTTTTTAAGACCTTTTACCTCAGCGTCAACTTTTTTTTCATCACCATGAGTTAATATCTTAAAAGTAATGTTCTTTTGAATAGTAGGTAGCATAAAACTAAATTCATTTTTACCTTTTTCTAATAAGTGTTTTTCTTGTAATTCTTTATCATTTACTTCTGTCAGATCAACAGTCTGTTCTTCTTCATCTAACGTAAATGAATAATCTTTACCATATCCTAATACACGAGCGGCAATCATAATTGCATTTTTATCACCTACAACTAAATCATTATAATTAATTGGTGTGATTATAAGGGATTGAAGTAATTTATCAATTACTGTGCCATTTTTAATATAACTATCATTAGTTAGGATATCTTCTTCCTTTGCAGTCATATATTTCATTTCAAGGGTACCCTTTGATAAAGGGTTTTCTGAGGGGTAAATTAAACCTTTAGAAGGTAAAGTAACTTCCTCAGTAGGGAACATTGATTGGTTTTCCATTTGTTACAACTTTATATGTTTGCATATACATATGTAAAAAAAAGAGGTGCTTGCGCACCTCTTAATTTATTTATGTTAAGAATCTTAGTAGTTTAAGATTGCATAATCCATGGCAATGGTTAAGCTAATTTCCATTGGGGTAGATGAAGTCCAGTCACCTGATCCAAATTCAGCATTAGTAACATAAGCACCTTTACAAATCCATTCTTCAACAACGTCACCAACAGGACCTAATGTATTAAATCTAACATCTTTTTTATAGAAGTCAGAGTAACCATCTCTACCTGTTACGGATTCGTGGTGTAAACGGACCCATTCCATTACTGCTTGTGCACCTGATGGGGTTACTGGATCGTATAATGTACAGCTAATGGTACTCCAATCGGATTTACCTTTAACTTTTCTTTTCACGTTAATGTGGTCAAGAACCACTTCTTCTGCTGTGTATTTAGGCTTATCTGCGGACTTAATGAGATAAGCAGGAATACCATCTATATAGAATATAAATCTATTTTGCAGCTTGGGTTCGTAAGCTGTATAGAACATATCTGCTGAACTTAATATTGCCATTGTCTTGTTGTTTTGTTATAAATATGTTAAACCTAAGTTTTTAGTCGTTAAATGTTGCTCCTGTTGGCTGAATTGTGTAATCTAAAATTATAAATTCAGCTGTTTTAGTTGGTTGAATAAAAATCTGACCTACTAACTGGTTTCTGTCAATAGCTTCAGCTGTGTTATTTGATTCATCCATTACTACTCTAAATGCGTATAAACCCTGTCTTTGTTGAACTGATTCTAAAAATGGGTTAACAGAATTTAAAAATTTATTTCTAGTAACTGTTGTATTTTGTTCAAATACTAAATTTTTAGAAGTGTCTCCAATAAAGTTTTTTAAAGAAATTAATAATCTTCTTACATTAATACGATCTAAAGCGCTTGCTTTTTTCTGGAGTGTTTTTTGACCATAAGCAACTGGGCCTACTCTTGGAAAGGTTGCAATTGGATTTACTTTATTATCATAAAGTTTATCTCTTAATGCCTGTGTTAACTTATACTCAGTTCTAACTATGGGTAACCCACCTCTATTTAAACCAGCAGGTGCAAACCATGGGGCAGCTACTCTATCATTAGCGGCATATACTCCTTGCATTACTGTTGAAACAGGACACCATACATTTCTACCTAATTCAGTTGATGGTACTGACACCCAAGGCCAGTAGCTACCAGCAAAATTAGTATTTAATTCGGCTGCTTCCGTTGTTACTGTAGATAAATTAGCACCATATTTTACAAGGTCTGCTATTAAAAATGCATCTCCTCTTCCTTCACATAATTCTATAGCAGATGCTACTGCGGTTGCATGAGAGGCTCCCTCATTATACATTCCAGGGATTGTAATAGTAGCAAATCTATATTCATCTGTGTTTTTAAGAATATTAAGAGCAGTTGTGTAATCAGTTCCTACAAGTCCTTGTGAATTAGTACCTGTAATTCCATCAAAAGTTTTTAATCCACCAGAGTATGTGGGGATATTAGTACCTGTAGCACCATGGAATGATCCGCTTTGGGCTGAAGGTAAACTATTTTCATAACTAACATTATTTGAATCTGTTCCTATTTCACCATCTATTCTTAAATAATCAGGAGTAGGTAATTCTACTGAAGAAACATATACAAATTTAGATCTATTTTGGTATTCTCCGTTAATTCTAATAAAGGTTTGTCCTTCTTCTGTAACTGAGCTAGGATATTGGTCTCCTACTATTTTAGCTATATAATTATCTGATTTAGGATCTAAACTACACCCAACAAACGTTTCTAATATTATTTTATTATTTGTGTTATCGTCTCCTCTTCTAATAGAAAGATTAAAAGTACCATTAGAGGTGTTAACACCCGTAACTTCATATCTTAAATTATCTTTAGAACCAGATTGTAATGACCCATCACTATATTGTGCACCATCATCCGTAGCTGATATAGAGTTATTAAGAATAGTTCCTTCAC